ACAAACTTGCCGCCCTTTTGGTTAATTAATGTTCTACTCGCCATCTTGCAGCTCCAATTGTTCTAAGAATTCAATCATTTGTTCTGGATCTTCGTCAAGAATCTGCTCAAAGATCTCTTTATTTTCATCAGATAGATTTTCGTAAATTGTATTGAGTAATTGAGTTAGTTCTTCATCTTCTGTCAACTCTTCTACTTCTTCAGCAACCTTCTTAGCAGTAGCAGTTGCAATAGCCATCTTTTTAGACATTGGCATGCTTGGATTATCACGCTCGATAGCTTTTGCTACTTCTTCGCGTTTCTTCATCTCTGCTGGAGTAAGAGTCTTTTCATCCAACTCTTCTTCTGTAATTTTGTTTCGGCCGATGACTGTAACATTCTTGATTTTTGCACCAGCTTCTGTGGCATCGTCAAGCTCTGAATCAGAAAGATGCTCACCCTTAGATATATGTTGCTCGAGATCTCTACCAACCTTCATAACATGGTATTTTGTTTTACCATCTTTTTTAACTGGCATTACGTGAAGGGCCATTGGGTGCAAACCCTTTGTGGCTTCTTCATATACCTTCTCATCATTACCTGGATTATATCCGTGCTCTGTCTCACGATTTACTGCTTTAATGTTTGTAGCATTAAACAGCTTATCATCTTGAGTACCACGATCGTCTAATTTATTCTTAGTGGTAATGTGTTTATCCATGAACTTTTTCTCGTCCTTGGATTTAGGAGCATATACCTCTAGAATTTGGTTAAGAGTTTTCGCCATATTCGTCCTCTTCTTGTGAGTTAAATTCTTCTGTGTCTTTGTTGAAGAAGCGCTGCGCTACTTCGACCTTCTTTTGTTGAATGGAGTCATAGATTCTGCCTGCCATCAATTCATTAAATACATCCTGCATCTTGGCAGGTTGTCCCTCGTAAGCATGTCTCACAAGGTCACTCACTCCATATTGTGTTGCTGTAGAATCCATCGATACTCCTATTTATTGTTGAGGTTCTGGCGGTGGAGGTGGATAGTAGATTTGATTGCTCAGCTCTTCTTTGATCTGCTCATCCATCTGCTCTCTATCTTCATCGCTTTGTTTGAAAATGTTAGATCTAATCCAATCATGCGAATAATACTTACCAATATATGGAGTCAGTAAACCAGCAACCTGTAGTCTAGAATTTAAGACATCAGTTTCTTTTAACTCTTCATAGTAGTTATCTTTTGCATAATCAAACTTAATAGCTTGGGACATTGACTTCCAGTCTTCAACTGTGACAATACCCTTCAACACTAACTGTTTTTCAAGACATTTCAAAAATAATGTAGAGAATTTAGCTCTCATTCTTGAGATAAATTTTGAGAATTTAACTTCGTCTCTTGTAATCTCTGTTGCTCTACCAATCGAATATGTCTGTTCGGTTTGTAATCTTGTTGCTGGTACATTAAGAGCTTGATATAATTTCTTTTGGAAGTATTCAACATCTTCCATCTTACCAAGATTCTCACCACCTGGTAATGTAGTAATTTCTGTACCCTTACCACCTTCACGACGAGGAAGCCAGTAATCTTCCAACATTGTCATGAACTTACGGTCATCTCTTACTTCACCAGTAGTAGCATCGTATACTAATCTGTTCTTATGGCGAACCATCATATCACGAAGATATTGTTCTGCCTTCATCTTAGGTAGGTTACCTACATCAATGTAAAATATACGTCTCTCTGGTGCTCTTGATATTCTGTAAATAACTGTTGCATCTTCAAGTACTCTCAACTGGTTCAATGGCTTAATTGCTTTGTGCAAATAAGATATAACCATCGTACCGTTTGTATCCATTAGACCGGACGTACAATGGACGATTGCGTCTTTTGCTATCTTGATACCAGTTGCAGAGTAAGCAGCTGCTCCGCTACCTATACCCTGTGCATTGTATCCTTTTTCATTGTAGATGTAATACTCTTTTGTGGTCTGAGTAACAACTGATTCTGACTTAGGATCTTTTTTCTTTTTCTGCTCGCGAATCTTTCTGATCTTTCTAGGATCAACGTTTCTAAGCTCTTTGATTCCTAAACGAGGATTCTTCTCATCTATAATTACATGGTAGTATAATCTACCATCAATATACCATCTCTTGAAAAGATCATATGACTTTTCTTCAAAATTCAAAAGATTCTTAACTGTATTAAACTCTTGAATAATTGCAGCTTTAATATTATCTGGATAATTTAATCCATTCAAGTTAAGTTCAACTATCTTCTCATCTGTCTCATGAACAATAGCTTCATTGACAATCTCTTCAACAGCTCTATCAATATCAGCTGTGATAGACATATCTCTATATCGTGTAACTAACTCTGCTTCTGTTCTTGCAGTACCTTCTAGATCTACATATGTTCCGTATGACCCTCCGGCTGCAACAACAACAGCACCATCGTCATTAGACTGTGGTGCAAAGGAAACGGGCGGCTCCTCAGGAGTAACCCGTTTGAATTCAAATCCAAATAGACTGGCCATATTTTATCCTATATTAGAAGAGGAGATAATCTCCCCCTCATTTCATTCCCAGTAGTCGTAAGACCAAGTAATACTATATTCTTCAATCTGATCCGCAGATCCCCAATCCAAAGCAATTTCACTAATATTTGTTGGGAAACATCCAACTAGCTTAACAATCTTCAGAGGTGGTCCTTTTTTGGAATACTGACTGACTGTTAAGTCAACTTTATATTCACTAGGAAATGCTCTGAAATTAGTTGTCCTCTGGTTGATGATTTCAACCCATTGCTCAACTGCGTTTCTGATAATGAACCCTTCGTCGTTCATTACTGTTGTTGACCAATCACCATATTGTCTCTCACCTGCAATTTTGATTGTTCTACCACCATAAGGAATGGATACCTGTCCAACTGTAGATGCTGGAAGGCTGGCAGAACGAACTAGGAAAGGACTGAAAGGGATCAGAGCAGGCACGCCTGGAGGTGTTGAAATAAACACCTGAAACAGCGCTGGTCTTGCAAAGTCGGTAGTGCTTACTAACGACTTGAATGCATTAATACTGAAAGCCATTTATTGTCTCCTTAATTAAAATCTACCAACAACTTCATCGAACGCAACACCAGTTCTTACTGCAACAAAGTTAAGTTGGATAAAGTTAATTGATTTGGCTGGCTTAACGTATATATCTCCGATAAATTCATTTCTATCAATCACTTCGCCAGTATTGTTTGTTTCATCACAAACAACTCTATAGTCGTAAATACCTCTACGTCCCTGTACATCTCTTAAGAATGGTTCTACAAGAGAAACAAATTGCGCTCTTGTGAACTCATCATTCAATTCGAATAAAGAGAATTTAGATGCAGTTGCAATTGCTTTTTCAAGCACAATAAACAATCTACGAACGTTGATACGATCAAATGCACTAGGCTTAGCCAATGCTGTCTTATCACCGTACAGGATTGTACCTTGTCCTGGGAATGTTGCAACTGGGTTGATACCGTTTTTATATAAAAGATCGCGGTCGGCTTGCTTAGGGTTATAAGCTAACTTGACAACATTCTTAATCTGACCACGGTTAAATCCAGCAGGAGAGAACCAGGGATCACGCTGTGCATCTGTACGAACACATAAGCCAGCAATGTCACCGTTAAGTGGAATCCAACGGAATATATCGTTGTACTTGTCGTACTGGTACTTGTAACCAGAATCGATTACCAAATATGAAGAAGATCTGCAAGAGTTTCTGAAATCAACGGTGTCTTGTGATTCATCTAGACCAGAGTTGTTAACAACGTCAGCCTTGTCTGGAGATGTTAAAACAATACAGTCTTTACGTACTTCTGCAATGTTATCAACAAGGTAGTTTGATAGTTGTTCACCATTTGTGCCGCCTCTTGACTTACCAGTCATTATCAAAGAGATATCTACATCTTCAGCAGATGTGAATAAATCATATCCACCAATAACAGTGCTGATAGCCACATCTGTTTCTGTGTCCCCGTCTTGCCCCAACTGAAAAGACAAATATAATGGATCTGTATCGACGCTAGTAATATTCAATGCAGTATTTGATAGAACACCTGCTCGGTCATTTCCAAACCATATGTGTCTACTACTGTCATTAATAACAGTTTTATAATAGTTAGTAGAGCCATCTGTCGTTTTAGCATCTGTTGCTCTAGACAGCCCAGAATATACCTCTAGTATTGTACCAGGAACACCTGTAAACTTACCGTCTTGATCAGATACGATTACATGCAACTCATCAACAGCGGAAGTGTTTCCATATGTTGATTGGTAATCAGAGGTACCTGGAGCTCCAGGAACATTACGGAAATATTCCCAATACTTTGAAACACTATTACTTGAGCAGTTTACAGATAGCTGAAGAGAGTTATCTGTTGAGATTGTAAAATATCTATGTGTCAAATTTGCAAATGATGCGTTTGTACCCATTGCTGTTGGTAAACTTGTAATTTTTAAATACTGCTTGCCAATAGAAGTATTACCAACTTCGATTAAATCATTCACTTGTAATGAGCTAAGCACGGACACTAATCTTGTGTTTGCTTCAGCTAATGTCCCTGTAGCGGTATTAGATACTGCAACTGTTATTGTATTTGAACCGACTACGGCAGATACTGTACCTACAGCTAGGTTAGCATCACCATTCTTAATATCAATGGATTTACTGAAAGCATTACCAGAATCACAAACTGAAATCTTTAGTGAGTTACCTATCTCACCAGGATATCTAGCAACATACAATACATCTGTATCTGTGCTCCATGTAATGGTGTCATATGCTTCTTCGTTCTTTACAGTGAACACTTGAGCATTAGCCACTGTACCAGTAGTATTAGCAATAGCTGAAATAACACCGTTTGCAAAGTTGACAGTGTTTGCTGCTCTTACTACATAAAGTGCATTACCATACGCCAAAAAGTTTGCAGCTGTGAAAAATGTTTCTGGATTGTGATTGGTAGGCTTACCAAACTTTGTTACTAGATCTGATTCAGAATTTACAAGGGTTCTTTTTCCGACAGGACCCCACTTAAACACACCAGAGATTGCTCCAACAGAAGTAGATACTGCTGGGACAACGGTTGTTAAGTCGATTTCTGAAACATTTACGCCTGGGCTAACTTGAAATGCCATTTTTATCTCCTAAAGACTAGAGTTTCTTTCTATTTATAATATTGCCAACCGTCACTAGGAATTCATATATCTTGCAAAATTATCAACATAAACTATTGGTTGGTCCTCTATTGACTGTCCATCATATATGATACCAAAAGGAGTGATCTCCTCATCAAGCATTCTTTGTTTCTCATCAACAAGCCTGCGTCTGATATCTAAATTTGTTATCTCTTTAATGAATGGCTGAGTCATCGTCCACCCAAACAGTACACCACACATTGCTAGATCGTCATTACCATCTTCTGCTTCGTATGTGTTACCGTTACTTACGAATCTGTAAAGCTCTGAAATAAGATCAAGGTCATTCAATTCAACCTTATCATTCTCAACCAATGCTTTAAAATTGTTACATCCAATTTTCTTGGTTGATTTAGTTGTTCTTAATCCTTTAACAGACGTCCCACCAAACCCCTGAGATACTTCAACTGATCCCTTTGGATTTTTGGACGTGTATACTATATTTTCATACTCAAGCTCTTCATGTAGAATATCAGCTACTTGCTGGCCAATATCATTCGTTTCAATAAGAACATGAGCATTAAAATACTTCAATGCTGTATTATATATTACTTCCGGAAATAGGAGAGGTGAGATGTTGTTATTTCTATATGTTGCAACTACTTTGTAAGGTGCATCAGATATATCATATACAATAAATGCTGAATAATCTCCACCCAGCCCTCTTGACACATCCACCATTATAATATATAATCCCATTTGTCTGGGTTCATAGAATAACTTAAAGTGTTCGTTGCTACTGAGTGGTTGCTTGTAAACAAGTCTTCTGAGTACTTCTGGCGAAATTAATGTATTAGAAGAACCGAGAAACTCACATTCAAACTCTTGTCTGAATTGTTCTTTAGAAGTGTTTCTAATAGTTTCTTCTTTCCAGGCTTGATCTCTTCCTGGAACATCTGACCAATGAACATCAATTCTCTTGTACGAGTTGTCTCCGTTCTCACTATCTACCCACAATTTATAAAATAAATTCAACCCGTTAGGGGTTGATGTAATCAACACTTTAGTAGTTGTACCTGATGAGATTGTAGGATAGACAGAAGAGAAGAATGTTTCTTGTATACTATTTGGAACAAAAGCAAATTCATCTAAGTAAATAAAGTTTTGAGATGTACCACGAATAGCGCTTGAAGCTGTTGAGCTGGCAAGAATAGTAGATCCATTTTCAAGCTCAATAGACGTCTTATTCCATTCTTTTACACCTTGTTGTAGCCATTTAGGTAAGTGCTCATATGCAAGTTGGATTCTACTTAGAATCTCCTGCGCTTGCGCTTCCTTATTAGCAAGAATAGCAACAGAATATAACTCGTTAAAAAGAATCGAATGAAGGAGAATACCAACAACAGCTGTTGTCTTTCCAACTTGTCGCGGCATTTTACATATAACAAAACGCTCTTTTTCATTTAACCTTATAATATCTCTTTGATAGTCATAAGGAATAAACGGGATGAGACCTCTATCAACGTTTACAATCTTTACATAAGTCTCAATAAAATACTCAGGACTACGTGCACATTTGATGTACTCTTGAATCTCTTCTCTTGTAAATTCTACCTTTACATCAGTACGCTTTAGATTCTTATTACCAAGATAGATATCATTCTTGTTCATTTTGCTGTTTAATCAATTTTTGAAGTTCTGCAGTCGACCCAACAAATAAATTATTGTTAATTGTTTGAGGTGTCTGTGGACCATCCATACTCTCTATATCTTTATGTCTCTTTTGAAGCTCAAGTAAATCTTTATTAGTATCAGCTATTGTCTTTAAAAGAGTAGCAACTACCTCATAAGCCCTTGGCTGTTGACTTTGTTGCGCAACTCCGAGCATATCATTAAGTGCTTCGCTTCCTTTTTCAATAACAGAAATCATACTACCACGAGCATACTCATAGTCTGTTGGCACCAACGACTTTCTTTGTGCACTAGTTAGTAGAGGTTGTAGTGGGTTCATATTCAAAGCATCACCTATTGGATCATTGTTCATAAAACTGCTCTATTGTCTGACTAAACGTATAGTCATCATCTGCTTCAACTTGAGCGAGAGTCTTGCCTGTTACAATTGGAATAGTTGTTATGGTATCCTGTATCTGAGTATTACCTATTGCAGTTGTTAACGATCTAGCACTATCAACATTATAAAGATTGATAGCAGAAGTCTTAATTTGTTCGGATTTTCTTGATGGTCCAAATATATAACCTTTGAGAGTAAAATTAAGAGTCCAAGTAAGAACTCTTCTTTCTATAAAATTACCCTCATAGGTATCTTCGGATCTAACATCATCTAATATTATAGGTATATCATATTTATGCTGCATGGAAGAATCGAGATTTAATGTAGCAGTCCAGTCCGGTGTAAAGAACGGTAGAATCTGCTCAAGTATCCTTGTTCCGTCATTGGCATTTTTAACAAGTATGTACATACTGAAATTAAAATCATACGGCACAGGCATGTATTGATATTTTAATCTATCTGGATTAGTTGGATCTTGAACTGCAACTCTGTTAATAGTTGGTAGCTTACGCTCTGATGCATAACTTATATCCGTCATCTCAAAACCTATCCTAGGGAGCTGGATAGCAACAGGTTTTGTTAGATCTGGATCTTGTGTAAGTCTAGAAATGAATTTCTGCTTTGGTCCGTACGATACAGGAACCTTTATTGTTTGTGTAGTATCTGTACCATCGCCTTTAAGAATATAGATGTCATTAAATATTGTTCCAAACAAAACAACATATTTTTTTATGGTATCGTGATAAAAAACTTGATTAAACATTAGTACGTTCCCTCACTGAAAGGATCAATTTCACTGAAGTCTAATATACTATCACCTTCAGATTCCAACTCAACATTATCAGAAATTGGATCTTGTGTATCCATGTTGAACGATTCTAAAACAAGGTCGTATCCGTCCTCATCTGCAAGTGCAAGACCGGTCTCTAACTTGATTGCAAAATCTGTCAGATTAAAGGTTAGATCTCTTTGCTTATCATCAATTAAAGATATACCTGTGTTAAATATTTCATTACTGTATTCAAACAACTCACAACTAATATCAAAAGTCTGAAGAGACCCTAGTTGATAGAATATTGCTTCGTGCTCAACAAACTTAATCTCAAACAACTTATTATTTAGAGGGAAGTATATTAGATCACCCTCTCTTGGCCTTACAAATGAAGTGTAAGCACCAACTTCATTACTAAATGTTCTTCTTGCTACTGTGAATGTTACCTGGTCTCTTATCTCTAAATTAAATTTAGAAAGAAAATCACCTTGACCAGCAAATCCTTCTACATTCTTAATATACATCTCAACAAAATATTGAGTGTTAAACTCTGAGTACGAGTCCTCACCCAGAATTAAGTCGTCATTAATTCTAGTTCTTGGAAGATAATACAAATCATGTCCGTACATACGGATTGACTCGACTACTAAATCTTCAATCAGTAGTTGTTCTTGGCTGGCACCAAAATTATTGAAATAGAAGGAGGTGGCGATTTTGTTACCCCTTAACCAATCATATCAAAAGCTGGAAGCGAGTAACTGCTACTCATCTCTTTTTCCATTGCTTCAATTTCATTAACTGCATCGTTGTAAATCTTGTCACCGTTGAATTGAACACCACCAGGTAACTGCAGACCACTAAATTTAGTGAGGTTAGATCCCCATTGTTTTTTAATTAGTGCAGACGTATAAAGAGATAGCCACCTGTCCCCCCACACATCAGTATACACGTCAGGATCAACAACTTGATATGCTTCAACTATTAAATAATTACCAGCGTTAACTTTATTCCAATCCATATCAACAAACATTCTATTCATATGTCTGTTATATCTGATTGGTTGCTGACCTACGAGCATTTGTTCTAGCAGCTGAATGTGCTGGAACATCATGTAGTAGGGAATCATTGAGACCGATGTAAGAGTATACAGGTCGTTAAGAGCAATTTGATAGCGGATATCAAAAAGATTATTGGTAACCATTGGATCACCAATGTTAAATATTCTTACTGCCCCTATAATATTTTCAGGTAAAGTAATATACTTGTCTGTAATATTAGTTGAAGTAATCAGATGCTTATAGTATACTCTCTCAGTACCATCAAAATGGTAATCCCAGTAATACTTTAAAGCTTCATCAATCCGGTCTTCTACTTGATCATCATCAACGTTAATTTCAATTACAGGTTTACCTAGCTTGCGTAAACAATATTCTTTAAAAGTAGATCTTGAGGTTGGAACAGCCATTATTACTCCTTGTTCTTTGGAGTATTTATGTTTATTTAATTAAGAAAAAAATAGCTACTAGGGTTTAGGATATTTGATCTTTATCTCTTCAATTGATGCTTTCCAAACATCGTACCCACCGTGATATAGCAAATCAAACTGATCAGCAAAACTAGGATATTCTTTTCTTCTATCTCTTTGATATTGTGTATTTATTCGAGCTTGAACTAACTCAGCAACGGTATCTTCAACTTCTTGTCTAGTTGGTTTGCTTTGAACTGTGTCTTTCCAGTTGATATTATCATATACATCATCACCAATAACTTCCCATGAAGAACCCGGTCTCAATTTTACTAGTGCCTGTGCAATCATCCTGCAATCTCCATTAGAATAATAGAGGATGTTCCTCTTTCAAAACCAACAGTAGTGGCAGCATTAACAGTTCTATTAGTATACAAAGTTTCAGTAGATTGTGGTGTATAATAAGCCCTGTATGTAACCGTAGATGTTGTACCAGGTGAATCTATATAATTATAAAAAACATTTTCTGGTGTTGAATCTGCATTTGCAGAATAATGTGATAAAGAAGCCATTGACATACCTAAAAGATTGCTACCCGGTTGTGCAGGTAATCCTATTGCCGTTCCATCTCTAGTTATTCCAAACATACTCTCCCAGTTCATACCATCTGTACCGTGTTCACCAAACCAACGAACAAAAATTAAAATTCTACTGCTAGTTGAAGTTGGTTGTATTGTTGCTTGTAGACCAGTGATGTTGTTGACAGCAGCACCGGTCATTGATTGTGATACTGGTGTTGTAAAGTATGTGTCTACAACTTGCAACACAGACCCTGCAGGTAGTCTTGATCTTGATATTGTTCCAGAAGAGATGTTGGTTCCATTCAAAGATGTAAGTGAGGCACCTGAACCGCTGAATACATTAGCTGTAGTGTTACCAGTAACAACAAGGTTGTCACCAAACATTCCGTTTCCGGAAAAATAAACACCATCCTGGGATGCGTCTATTTGTCTTTTACCGACAAGTAAACCATCCTGATCAAGAACTAGTTTATTAAAAACAGGCATATTACGCTTGTGCTTCTGTCCAAGACATACGACTAAAAATGTTGAATGCTGTTGACGGGGTCAAGTTTCTAACAACAACGCTTACAACATCTGGACCGTCTGGAAACACAGCAGCTGCACCAGTAAGTGCTGTAAATGTAGAGTTCGAACTTCCGTATGTTGAATTCTGGCCGGAATATCCACCAAGAACAGAGTTACCTAAGTCTCTAACCAACGGTAATTCTTGACTTGTTGTTGTTAGGTTAGTAGTACCACCAGAGCTGTTTGTGAAGAAACCGTAAATAACTTCACCACCAGTAATCGTTGTTGCAGCAGAGTGATTAATGTATTGAGCCAAGCTTGATCCACCAGCCGGCAACCATACTTGCGCAGCAGTTGATGCACCTGCGTTTATACTTCCATTCAGAACTAATGTTACAAGGAACTGACCAGCAGATAACATATCTAGCTGTCTCAACACCATCTGCATTCTATTGATAAGTTCTCTTGTACCTTGAGCACCAGGAATACCGTTATGAACACTCGGAGCTACTCTGAAGCTTTGCAACACATTGGTTGCTGCTCCAGCAACAGATAGACCAGTTGTCATACCCTGTGTAAATATGAATGACTTATCATCATCATACCTACCGTCCATAATCACACTACTACCCCAGTGACTGATTGTCGGGGCAAATGCAGGTGCATGAAGTTGAACCTGAACAGGAGTTGTTGTTGAGAATGAGAAAGTTTGAGCTGCTGACATACCAGAAGAAACAATAGCAGCAACGTTTGCGGATGTTGATTGTAATGCTGCCTTACTAGACTTAACTGATGCATTTGTCGTAACACTAACAACGAACGAGTCAGGCGGTACAATCCAAAGTCCAGAAGCATTATTAGATTGAATATACATCCCTTCACTGATACCAGTTGTATCCGACATTAATAATGTAGATGAACCCGCAGTTGTCGTAATAGTAGCTACAAGATTACCTTGACCAGTTCTTGTTAGAGAATTAAGTGATGTATTAGATCTTGATGCATACTTAATAAATTCACTCTGCGTATCATTACGAACCCATGCAATACCTGAATTTGGCCAGTACATTGCATTTGCTACTGCAATCGATGTTGTATTACTTGCATCAAGAGTAGCAGTCAACTCTGTATATTTTGCATGAGTATGATTTTCATATCTTGCTGGTAAGTTACCAGATCGCATGTATGCTTCGTAGTTCTTGTTATTGTTAACAACCTTGTGACAATAAACTATGTTACCATCAGGTCCTCTGAACCCCCATCTAATGAATCCAGCACCGTACCAAGAGTAATCGATATAGAACATCTGCATCTTAGATGCATCAAGATTGAATCCACTTCTTCCACTTCCATCACATGCATCAATGTTCCACTGAGACTGAGGAATTCTAGTGTCTATCGTTTTTGTAACAATTGCATATGAAGGAGCTGATACAGTTGGTCCTTTATATGGGGGGTTAATTGTCATTGCTATATCAGAAGTAATCGTATTTATTTTATAAGATTGACCTCTGATTACTACCGAATCTCCAGGTACTAGCTGACGAGCAAATCTAGTTGTTGCTCCGTTGATAAGAGTGGCACTTGCGACAGCTGCAGAGTTATTGGTTAGTGTGACTCCTCCAGATAACTGGAAGACACTTTGCCTGATAACTGCATATAGCTGCTGACCATCATACTCAAAAAAGAGACCGTTTTGATCGTCAAACAAACCAATACGTGATCCAGCACCGTTCCACGCTGTCACGTTCAGTCTATAATCACCAGAAGCAGTTGCATCTGTTGGGGTTGATAGAGCAGTATATGTAAACCTGTAAGGAGTTATTACATCAACAACTGTGAATGTTCCGTTATACGCTGTTTGATCTGCCCCAGCTACTAGTATCTCTGCTCCAGGATTAATGTTATGAAGTTCTTTAGTTATAAGTGTAACTGTGGTACCTGACGAAGTCAAACTATCTATTGTTATTTCAGGTTTTAGAATAGTACCGGTACTCATCTGAATACCCTTACCAGACTGGTATCTAAAATATCTTCTCGTTTGTCTTATTAGCTGCTGTCCATGACTTTGGCTGAATGTACTAAATTTAACACCACCGTCAAACGCTCGGTGCGCAACACCGCCTGAAGGTTGATATGCTAGCTGTTGTGAAGTAATTGTACCCGGAGCTGATGTAGGCACAATACTAAACATTGTACTGTTAGCAACAGATACCACGACGTGTGTGTTGCTAAAAGAAGCGGTAGCAACTGAATTGATAACCGCAACCTCGTTACCAATTGATAGTCCGTGAGCCTGTGTAGTTGTCACGTTAACCATCTTAGTACTAAACACAGCCATTGTGTGAGCAACGTTGGCGCCAACGTACTGTTGGCCAGCATATCCAACAGTAAAAGCACTTAATATATTATTTGAGGTTGTATTGGGAAATGGATACTTAGCATTCAATGTGACAGCTGTTGAGTTAGCAACAACCACATTAAATGTTCCATCAGAGCCGTGCCATGCAGTATCATACAAGAAAACAGGTTGGCCCTGTACAAGACTGTTGTTTGGTGTAAGAATTATAGTTTTACTACCGTTTGCTGCAGCAGTTAAAGTTGTCAGAGTAAGTGTCTGTGCGTTATTGACATATCCAAACGGTTGATAGTTGATCATGGCAACTGATTCCCACTTGGTAGACTGAGTACTGTATTCAAAGTCAGTATCAATCATTGATTGTGGTGTAGAAACACGCATCTTGTTAACTGGATCTGTCAACTCTTCAGATGCCGTTATTGCCGTATCAGTTTCATCAACAAGCACCTGAATTACATCGGTATTGCTCATTGAAGCTGTGTTGTAGTTCAATGTAATAGTAGTGGCGTTTGTATTACTATTAAACACAGCTGTAGTACCTGCAAATGTAGAATCTGCAAAATTATACATTACCAGATTATCTGTTACGTTAGTTATCAGTGCTAGTTTTTCTAGAGGATAATAACCACGAACAACAAGTGTCTGAGCTACCGTGTTGAAAGTGTATATAAAGTCAGGAATTACTCTTCTTGCCATGGTTTTATTTCTCCGTTATTCTGATAACATAATGTTGATCGGGCTGAATGGGATTAAGTTGTTGAATACTCTCTGTGTTTTTGGACTAACATCAGAAGTACTTATCCTTCTAATTTTAAGGTTTGTGTTGTATTTAGTAGGCGCGCCTGCAAAGTTAATTACAGATACAAATGATACTGATAGGTTAGCAACTACTGCTGACCCACTTTTTCTACTAACAATAGTACCACTTATTACGGGCGATGTATTTGTTGATATGATACTGCCGTCAGTTCTCACATTAGTCAGTGTCAATGATGTTGGACTACTCTCGACTAAAGTTGCTGTGAATACTACACAGTTATTAGAATCTAATTGATAAACTTCTGAATCTCTTGATATAGAAGTACTTACAACATTTACAACCAACGCGGATCTATCTAATCTATATCCATGTGTAAAATCACTATAAAAGACAGGAGAGTTGAAATAATCTGTCTTTGTATAATCAACATTGTCTAGAGTTGATCCACCAGAAGTAACCAATAGTTGATCATCAGTATAAACTGTAGATACAACATTGTTAGCTCTCAAAACAAAATCCTTTGTAATTCCATTAAACTTGGAAACCAACGAATCATATTCAACAGGTGCACCTTTAGTAACTACATCAAAATATGATGACAGCTGTGATAAGTCTGAGGATCTTGTTGTCATTTGATATTATTATCTTTTAATATTTTATTTATGTTATCTTGTAATTGATTGATTTGGTGTTGTTGTTTTTTCATTCCTTCAATCAAGAATCCAATAATACTATTGTAGGATACGGATCTGAACCCTTCACTGTCAACATGGACCACCTCAGGAATAATCTTCTCAATCTCCTGAGCAATAACTCCGTAATCTTTAACACCAGTGTCTATCCTATCAAAAGACACCCCACGAATACTACCAACAACCTCTAGTGGATCCACAATAGTTTCAATATTGGTTTTAAGTTTCTGATCAGATGATGAAGTAACTACAGTTGAAGTTAGTGTTCCTGATGATGGGTTATACAATAGTCTCGTACTTGAAACATATGCGTTAGCTATTGATCCGGATGTTTGGTTTGCAAATAATACATACCTCGTACCGTTCGTAGATGTATCATCTGAAGCAGTTGCTCCACTACCAGATGTTACCCAATACGGAGAACCTGTTGTTCCGTTTGATGCAAGTACTTGGCCAGCTATTCCTGTTGTACCATTTGCTGTCAGAGGATCAGCAATAAGAACAGCAGTTGAGTTTGCAATAAAGGAACTAGATCCAATAGTTATACTGGCTGCATTAATAGTTCCAGTGTGATATACACCTGTCGTATTAGCAATCAACGTTGAACCAATAGTGTGGCTAGCAGCGTTAATGGTACCAGTATGATATACACCTGTTGTATTAGCAATTAGTATTGATCCAATAGTGTGGCTAGCAGCATTTACACTACCAGAAGAATTTAAAACAGGAACATTCAGCGTTCCTGTCATTGTATCACCTGCTTTTAAAACAGCATCCAGAAGTACAGCATCATTGTGATATGCTACTAATTCAATATTATCACCGTCAAGAGGTGTTGACAGTATCGATACACCTGTACCGTTTGAAGCTGTGTAATCTGATCCAAACTTGTACTTAACACCGTTAACATACACATCAAGATATCCAATATCATAATTTATACCGTAATTGGTTGTACTACCGTCTCCAGTATAGTACGCAACTGTTCTTATCGATTCTCCTCCTGATGCAGCCCAGTACGGAGCTCCAGATGTTCCATTGGAAGTTAAAACTTGGCCAGAAGTGCCTGTAGTGCCGTTAGCAGTCAAAGGATTAGCAATAACAATTGCTGTTAAGTTTGCAGTAAACGAACTAGATCCAATAGTTATACTGGCTGCATTAACAAGACCAGTATGGTAGGCACCAGTTGTATTTGCAATGAATGAAGTACCAACAGTTAGAAGTGCACTGTTAACACTGGTTGATATGTTAGCAAAACCTGTTATAGTTGTGTTACCAGTAGCTAGTGTCGTTATACCGGAAACTGCACCACTAAAGTTACCAGTATTAGCATTTACCACCCATCTGGATATTGTGTTACCTAATTGAGTTCCAACAGTATTGGAAGCTGGAAATATCCCCGTAGTATTTGCAACAACATTAGTACCAATGTTGATTTGTGTATCAACATTAGCGGTTCCATATATTCGGGTTCCTGAATTGAGCTTAGCCATTTATTGTACTTACCTTAATATTTAAACAAAAGCATTTGGAAATGTAGGAGCACTTTGTCCATAGGCACTATAGAATATTTTTATTGCGCCAGTGGCACCTGGACCACCTGTTCCTGTTGCATCATCCGACCCGCCGCCACCTCCACCACCGTATAGGCCGCCTGCTCCACTTACGGCACCGCTAGAGCCGTCACCTCCACCAGAGCCACCACCACCTCCTCCACTACTATTAGTAGTGTTAGCCACTCCATTAACCCCAACTCCCGTTCCACCAAGTCCAACTCCGCCGCCGCCACCGCCTCTAGTATTTGATCCACAACCGCCAGCACCAGAACCGCCACTGCCACTACCGCCTGCAAGGCCAAGCGTTGCACCAATTGCACCAGCACCTCCAGTACCCGAATATCCTCCAGCACCACCTCCTCCTGCACCACCTGATGAGTTACCAGCGCCACCAGCACCACCAGTACCACCTGAACCAGTTACTACATTTCCACCAGCGCCACCATTATTATTTCCACTAATTGCAAAACAATTACCTCTTGTTCCACCATCTGCTTGTAATAGAATTGTAGCAGCTCTTGCAATACTAGAAAGTCCACCAGAAGTTCCAACATTCAATCCTGCTCCACCAGCACCACTTGTTCCTACTACTACTGTTAATGTTTCTCCAGGTGTTACTGCTATATTATTAATG